ATGTGGGTCAATAAGTATATTGACGATTGCACTGATGAGGATTTAAACGATCGTGACTTTATTGCATCAGTTGTTGACCGGGCTATTTTTCATTTCGCGATTAATAGTATATGTAATCCTGGGGATAATAAAGATGCGACTCCCATTGAACGATGTACTTTTGATGTAGAAACTAAGAATGGCCTTCCCTCCACGGTTCAGCTATTTTATGAGGAATCTAAGGATAATGAACCTTTAGCGAATATACATTTTCAAGCAATAGGTTCTGGTTTTTTAACGTTTGTTAATGCCTGCCAGGAACATGATGACAACAGCTTAAAATTATTTGCTTCGCTGTTAATTTCACTTTCATATTCTAGTGCCTACACAGATTTAGCCGGAGCAGAAAAAGTGAATATTAATGAATATAATGAGAACTATCTGACAGCTCAGTTTGAAGAATTATCTCAACGTGATATGAAGAAGTACCTGGGAGAGATGAAGCATCTGGCGGACCGGGGGGGGATGAAATTTGATGACTATCTGGATAAAATGTCACTTCTGGTGAATGAAGGAAAGCTCGAACCTGATATTTTAAGCAAAATGCGAGATGCTGCACCGAAATTAATTGACTTTGCTAAGTCGTTTGACCCAAACTCAAAGGAAAAGATTAAAATACTTACAGATACTTCTAATTTAATTTATGATTTATTCGGGGTTAAATCGGCGAAATAATATGTGAAGTTCTTCGATGGTATGGAAGGCATTACATAAAAGAACCTAATACTTATTGGGTTCTTTTTTCTTCTATCAGTGCCATTAGCAGGAAGAGATATCACCGGAGTTTAATGTGTGATTTTTTATTTATCGTCGAACCTGGATTGTTTATCATTGTCCTTAACAAGGCTAACGGCTAATAAGATTATTTCCATCACTTCGTGAGAGCTTCATGCCTTGATTTGATCTCAATTTTCTTTTGCAATGAGACAGGCGCTTCCTGTTGTTATGGTATAGTACCCCGCTATTGAGCCTCCTGAACAGTGATGCTGAATAACATAACCCAATGATATATCGATAAAATAATCTCTACATTTGAAAATGCACGGTAATTCTGAAATGCAAAAAATCAACCAAACCAGCGCAATGCCTGAAAAAACTGACGTTCACTGGAGTGGTCGGTTTAGCGTTGCACCAATGCTCGATAGGATGTACCGTTTTTGAAAAACAAGTAGTTATACACTTTGTGGGAGCCTATTGGGAACCCGGTGTTTTCATTTCAAGGTGTAATCCATGCCGGGCATCAGAATGAGATATAATGAGATTTTTAGTGTTCCGCTTGAGAGTCTATGATGCTTACCCTAGACGAGATAGGTCAATCTGTACGTAACAATATCCAGTTGATTATTGATCATGTCGGCTTACCTCTTGCTGTTGGTCCGCTCAGTGATGATGATTACAAGATTCTGTGTGGTGGCTATGGTGAGCTTGAATGGGACTATGCGTTAAGCACCTATGGCAACTCCAGAGAAAAGTATGAGTTCTGCATAAAACTTGTTCAGCAAGGTCGGGTTCAGGGAATACCATCAGGAGCAGCAATTTGTGTTTATGGGGTTGAAGAAAACATCTTTCGTATCCATATGATCGAAAGGTTTTCTAGAGAAGATGAATCTCACCCATTGAAAGGGCGCATGGTTTTACTCACTCTTATGAGTGCTTTTATATTTTGTAAAGCTGTTGAATGTAAAGTTGTCCACATTGTAGAGCCAGTACCAGAACTGGTGCAGTATTACGAGTCTTTTGGTTTCCGCATGGAACAGTGCGGTTATGTGATGTCTGCAGTCATTGATGAGCTGCAGGATATCTTTCTTAAATTTGCTCAGTAGGTATAGACGAGAAGGGTCTACAAATTGTAGGATACCCGTCCAGATTACCTTAAAGGTACATCTATGGCAGTCGTTTTGTGCTTAAACTACTAAGAAACGATGTCACCAATCGACATGATCGATTGGCATAAGTTAGCGAAACAAGCTAGCTTTAAAGAGAGGGTTAGAGGCGCCTTTACTGTCTCGGGAGTTTTCTATGAAAGATCAAAAAGCAACCAAGCCACAGGTTAAGTTCGACACAATGAAAGCATTCGCAGGTATGGGTGCTGCTGTTGAAGTTCTGATGAAGGCTGCTCCTAATGCGTTCACTCACGCTACTGTCTCTGGTAAAGAGCAGCAGGGTAAGCTTCGTCGTCGCAAAGCAGCATGATCATAGCTGGTGCTTTTTGAAAACCCGCCTTTAGGCGGGTTTTTTCTTTAGTGATGTTCTTTGCCCTTCTGTTTGCTTGTTCTGACCTGTTCCCACTCGATACGTCCTTCTTCTCGTCTTTTGTCTATGTATTCCGCAAGATCCTGAATATTGATGCAACGTTTTGCTTTTTGTGATGTGCCGATGCGATATGTTGGAACGGGCAACTTACAAGCGTTTGCTTTTGCTTCTGCCGTGGCTGGACTCATGCCAAAGTACTTTTGGCTAACTGCTGAGAGTTCAATGTTAGGGGTATTGAATTCAGCCATCAGTAAAAACAAGGTGTTCATAATTTTCTCCATCAAAACCGGCTGCACCCGGGAAAATCATAATTCTGTGCTGGTGGCAGGAATTAATTTCTGCCAGATAGCGGAAACATATTTTGCCTGATGACGAGCATCAGCCAGGGCGTTGTGCCGTTCGCCATCGAAAGGCATGTCCATTTTTGGGTCGAATCCGATGGAACGCCCAAGCGTAACGATCGTGCGCGCATCGTGATCATTCCAGTACGCCCATGGGCAGATTTGTCCTGCTCGCTCATAAGCTCCGCGTAAAATTACGTTGTCGAAGTTGGCTCCGTTACCCCAGACTTTTAAATATTTCGTATTGTCTGCGTGCCGATTAATGAAATGGCTCAGTTCAGAGAGTGCATCGCTGATCGACAAAGTATCATCAATACAGATTGCAGCTCGTGCTTCAGGGCTTTGTTTCAACCACCACAGGATGGTGTCGCCGTCAGGTGTGGCCCCTTGCTCCATAGCACTGTCCAAGCTGACAGCCGTATAGAATTCTTGTCCGATGTCTCCGGTTTCTGGGGTGAAGAACACTGCGCCAATAGAAACGATCGGCGCATCCTTATTTTTCCCCATCGTCTCAAGGTCGATCATTAAGTTGTTCATCACTTTACCTCCTGCGGCGGTTCTTGTATTGGCATCGGCTGAGCTATATATAGCGGCTGAACATACCAGCCCTTTGATAACCAACTGTCAGCAACGTTTTTACTTCTGGTTATTGCCGGAATACCTAAGCCATTGTCTGAATGCAGCCATGCCACCGGATCCTCTTCCAGCGATGCCAGAGCAATTTCATAAGCACGGCGCTCAACATTGTCTCGCACGTCCATGCTGCTGATTCGTTCTTTGATTTCTTTAATCAGTTCTTTATCGGTAAATGTGGTCATTATGCTCCAGCCTCCGGTGCTTTTGGCATTACAGCCCAGTGAGTGATATTGACGTTTTCAAGGTCCCCGACCTGAAATGTCCACTGCCATTCTCCGGTTTCTTTTTGCCCCCATGTATACCAGAGAGAACGCCAGCCAATCAGCCAGCCTTCTCCATTAGCATCAAATAACAGAATACTTTCGTTCGCTGGCGGCAGTTCAGCTGACACTGGTATTACTTTGTTTTCCAGTGCTGCACATTTAGCTTCAAGCGCATCAAATTTACGCACCAGGTACTCAGCATTTGTTTCGTTCACTTTCAGATCTCGCGGTACACATTTCCCGCGAAGAAACCCTTCCATTTCGAAAACATTCATGCGCATTTGCGTAACTCCGATAACTCGTTAAAACGTTCCATAAACATCCCATAGGCATGGCCTGGCGACAGTGGAATAACTTTGAACATCTCTGTTGCCGGGATACCTTCCAGTACAGGCCAGAAAGAGCCATCATCAAGCCCGAGATCGCGGCGTTCGGTTGCCAGCATGATGAGATCGGCATATTTCACGGGCGTACTCATAACCGGGGGTAACCCGTATTTCTCACGGATTACGGCGTCTATTTTTTCTTCCATCCGTTTATAGTCAGGAAGAAGGCGTTTCAGTGGTGCGGGAATGTCCTGGCAATACGCTTCTGTTGCATCATGCATTAACGCTTCAAAAGCAAATTCGTGCGGTACCAGCTGGCTGCAAAGCACCGCATGTTGGGCGACGCTGTAGAAGTGTGAAAGATGTCCTGCAAAGCGACAGATATTTGAAAGGGAAACCGCGATATCGTTAATAACGATGTCATCTTTATTTATCCTGTCATAATAAAAATGCTTCCCGGAAAAAGTTTTAATAAATGACATTTTGTTCTCCACGTATATGCGCTGCACCGCGCTGAATTTTGATTGCAGCAATCCAGCCCATTTGACATGGGATGATTGCTGCAATTTTTTTAAGTTGTTGGATTTTGGCTTTTATCTTCTTTGTAAGAAAGAAGGTCACACATCAAATTAACTACCTTGCTGAATTGGAAAAGGTCAGTGCCAGTCTGATGACGCCACTGGAATGCTTTATCATCTTCATCATTAAATGTCTGAGATTGAGTATTGATGCGCGAAAAATGGAAATTTTCGGTAAGAATGAAGGTCACACCGCAACCGGATAACTCCATTTTATCAGCAGTGAAACTACTACTAAGGCTATCGGCCAGTTCGCTTTGAATTGACTCATGCTCAGCTGAGTAGCGAATAATTTCCTTTTGATCTGCGTAGCGTGATAGCTGAATATAATTCCCGACAGTGAATCCTTCAAATGCATTGGCTGCACCATTGATGTAGTTCTTCAGGCGTGTAGTCAGTCCATTCTTGATATCACTGATGTTGATTGTTTCTGTTTTCACTGAACCGACAACCTTAATCAGCATTGCGCATACCATACCGGCTATTATTTTATTGGTTGTGTTGATTACCAATAATTTCTCATCAGTGCTGTACAATGCAAGAATCAGCGTAGACTTAACAAATGCCTGTTTGCATAGATCTACTCGTACGTTATCAATAATGGCCAGTCGTTCGGCACGCTTTAATTTATTCCCGGACATATTTTCGATTGTTTGGATTCGAGAATTAGCTTCTTTCATGACGACATGTCGGGGAATTATTTTCTGATCATGACGGATTACCATTGCGTACCCACCAGATATCGGAGTTACCAGTTCACCAGTGACAGGATTCTCTACAAAAGAGGACCGTGAAAATTCTGTTTCCCCGATTTCAGAATAAGGGAGTTCGAGAAGATGCCCTTCAATAGCCTGTATACTAGGTAATGTTGCTCGGTACACAATTGCGTTACGAAATTTTGGTAATTTCATTCTATTTTCCTCTGCACAAGATATTAGTTTCTCCACAAAACAGAGAAGAACACCTGCGGTGGCAGCCGCCCGGATGGATTGGGTTATGAGCCCGTCGTCCGGTGATGCTCTTCTCTGTTTTGTAAAAAGAGCGGTACCAGCCGGAAGCAAGTGTACAAACTGGTACCGCGAGGACTACACACAGCATAAAGTTGTGGTGCCGGGTGCCTCCCGGTGCCTGGCGAAGGTTGCACACCAGGCGGGTGGGTATCCACAGAAGGTCGACTGTCAGCCTCAACCTTAACCCGCGTGCGCTGAGCCGCATTCACCACAACGCTAAGGATTCTCTCTGGTTGAAAATACTTAGCTGTTATGTGCCTGTCTTTTCACCACTTCAGGCTCGGTGGTATCCTTTTAAGTCCGTATACATAAAAGGAAAATCAAATGACTTTTGATGAAAAAGAACTTGATAATGCAATTAATAAAATCATCGTAACGTCGCTCTTTTCCTGTCTCAGCGACACTCAGCAGAAACAGTTCTACGAATCGGCTTTCAACATGATCGAGCGTTGTTGTTTCTGCGATGCCGACGAGCTACCTGAAAAAATCAGGAAACAGTTGGCTGATGCTCTTCGAGTGCGACTTTCTGACCAATTTTCTGAAATGTACTCTCCGAATTTGGACAAATAGAAAAAGGCCATTTCCATTCAGGGTCTGATGGAAATACTTCAGCCTGTTCCAAAGCACGGCGTAAAGAGAATACAACTCCAGCCATAATCTGATGTTTCCCATTGGTCCAGCTATCGCCGCTCTGATCTACAGGAGCGGCTATGTCGTATGACCAAACGACTTCACCACTATTGTTTAAAATCTGGACTTTCATTTTGTTCTTTAACCTCCAGATTTCCGCGCATCTAAAGGCGCATTCTCATTTGGTGTGAACTGAATAGTTGTGCTGATATTGATTAATGCCCCGACACACAAGACTACGCACTCAGAGCAGATAGCAACTTCATCTTTTCCGCCTTTGGCGATGATTTTTTTTGCCTGCAGCTCGTTTGCGCCACAAAACGAGCATGTGAAATAACGGTTCATTTGCGCTCTCTTACACATAGTATTTAACGAATCATCCGGTCATTCATACGCCACCGGCGGCTACTTCGTGGGCGTCCTGCCTGTTCGTTGTTTCGCTTGGGTACATTATGTATCTCAAAGGTACATTGTCAAGTATAAAAAAACCTGCCGAAGCAGGTTCATAAACATTGATTAGGCTTTGATTTTGTATCTTCTTGGTTTTCCTGAGAAAATCACTGTACCAATTATAGAGCAATTACCGTTGATCTTAATGTAAGGCTCAGGCCAGTTTGGGTTTAACGCTTTGAGATAACGCTGTGTCCCATCTTCTATCAACCTTTTGAAGGTGGTTTCACCTGTATCGTGCATCAATGCAATAACGTCGTCACCGTGGCAGGCAGGGACTTCAGGATCTACAAAAATCATGTCTCCCGGGCGGTACTCATCAATCATTGAATCACCAATCACCCGCAAGATATAAGTCATTTCGCCACAGGGTACAGGGCAGGGATAAGTTTCTGCTGTGCTCAAATCAACCTCAGAATAGCCAACTTCTTTCCATGCTCCGGCCTGTACCCATGATATGACAGGGACTAACGTTATTTGTTTGTTAGTGATTGAAACATCAGGTTTTTTTGTGATGTTCGTGGTCTGGTGTTCTTGATCAAGCCATCCGACAGGCAGGTCGAAACATTTTTCGATGTGCCGTGCCATGCTGTCACCGATATTTTTAGTAGCACCATCTCCCATAAACCTGCTGGTCTGGGTTGGCTCGCGATCAATCATGGTGGCAAAGGAAGAATTCCCGCCAACACCATCTCTCAGTTTTCTGGCGTTAGACCGCCGGATGTCATGGACTGTTTTCATAAAGAAATTAAAACCTTTGTACCGATAAGGTACAAGTATCTTGAAGGTTCATGCTAATCATGTAATATGTATATCGGAGGTACATATTGTATGAAAGCGTATTGGGACTCTTTAACCAAAGAACAGCAGGGCGAGTTGGCCGGAAAAGTTGGCTCAACACCAGGCTACTTACGGCTGGTTTTCAATGGTTATAAAAAAGCCAGTTTTGTGCTGGCTAAAAAACTTGAGCAATGCACGTCAGGTGCAATTACGAAATCTGACTTAAGACCGGATATCTATCCGAAAGATTAACAGAACACCTTCAATTTTTAACCACAGAACGATGAGGCTAACCGTGGGTAAGCATCACTGGAAAGTAGAAAAACAGCCTGAGTGGTACGTGAAAGCTGTCAGAAAAACTATCGCGGCGTTGCCGGGGGGTTACGCTGAAGCTGCTGAGTGGCTGGATGTAACAGAGAACGCTTTATTCAACCGCCTTCGTGCAGATGGCGATCAGATTTTCCCGCTGGGATGGGCAATGATTTTACAGCGCGCGGCTGGCACTCACTACATTGCGGATGCTGTCGCACAGTCTGCTGGTGGGGTGTTTGTATCGCTTCCTGAAATTGAGGAAGTAGAGAACGCCGATATAAACCAGCGCCTGCTGGAAGTCATCGAACAGATCGGGAGTTACTCAAAGCAGATTCGTTCGGCAATCGAAGATGGGGTATCTGATTTTCCCCTGTCCCCACATCCCGTTTCGCTGCTTCTCCCAAACCAACCTTTCAAATATTTTTCTGAATCAGGTGATATTTCGCCTCTTCTCCTGTTTTTACAACAGGAGAAGCACTCATGATTTACGGGTATGTTCGTGTATCAACAAATCATCAGGATACAGAGTTGCAACGTCTTGCACTTGAGTCAGCTGGCTGTGAGCGAATTTATGAAGAATATGCCAGTGGCAGAACAGCTAATCGCCCTGTGTTAAAGGAATTAATTTCGGTGATGAAAAGTGGAGATGAGTTGATTGTCTGGAAGCTAGATCGGATAGGGAGAAATGTGCTACATGCGCTATTGATGTTTCAAAATCTGCACGAAAAAGGCGTTAATTTTCGGAGTATTACAGATGGTGTAGACCTGAAAACAGCAAGTGGTCGCTATAATTTCCGTAATATTCTTTCTGCTGCGCAGTATGAATCTGATTTGAATAGCGAGCGAACTTTAGCTGGTTTGGCTATTGCCAGATCCAAAGGCCGGATTGGTGGGCGTAGACCGAAGTTTAGCGACGAGCAGTGGCAACAGATGGGAGCGCTCATAGCGGCAGGGAAATCACGGCGTTATGTTGCACGTATCTATAACGTTGGGCTATCAACCCTATATAAACGATTTCCTGTTACTGGCATTCAAACGAAATAATTTAAAAGCAATTTAAAGAGTTATTTGTCTAATGTTGGAAGCCGCAGCCACGTCGTATGCAAGAACGTGCTGCGGCTGGCTGGCGAACTTTCGATAGTGCGAGTATTGAATGATTTCCAGCCGTTACCGATTTTACGTGTTAATTAGTGAACAAACCACTCGTCAGCAGATTCCCAGGTATCTTTCAGAGTCTCCTGAACAAAAGTTTTTGCAGAATCCTTATCTGCGGTGCGTGTAACAGAAAGGCCATCGTTGCTGGTGGCTTTTACGATCACCTCTACATCGTCATAACGTTTACTGATGCGTCGGGTTAATTCTTCCTTTAACGCATCCACAGCACCGGTTGGCATTTTAGTCATTTTTTCTTTGGCTATGCAGATTTCAATACGCATAAAAGTCCCTCTATACTGTGTTTGTATACAGTATTATTTTTAACTGTATGGATAAACAGTGTCAAGAGGTCTTATTTCTGCTCCTTTGGAGCTCTTCAAAACGATTATGTAAAGATTTCGGATACAGTTCGGTATATACCTGCCATAGCACGTTTAATGAACGATGCCCTGTGACCTGGGCGACTTCCTCAATACTAAAACCAGCCTCAAATAAGCGACTTGCCCCTTCTCTACGCAAATCATGGTATCGCAGATCCTTAATACCTAATTTGCTTCTTACCCTCTGAAATCCCGCAGTAACAGAAGTGCTGTTATATGGAAAAATGAATTCCGATTTTTTGGGCTGTCGTTGGACGATATCCCAGGCTTCCCCAAGCAAGGCTACTTTCATGTGGTTGCCTTCCTTTTTGCGTGGATCTTTCCTGTCTCTTACGAGTATAGATTTTTGTTCCTGGTCGAGATCTTCCCATCGTAACCGGCATACTTCTCCGATCCGCATACAGGACCACACAGAAAATTTGAGGATATCAACGAACGGAATTTTTGAGCATTTATGAGTAGATCGTTGTTGAAGGCCTTCAATGAGCATGTCCAGTTCATCAGATGCTGGTCTACGATTACGACGGTTTGATTTACCAATCAAACCAAGTTTAAGTAGATATGGGCGAGCGCTTTTCGCCGGGTTTGATGTGTAATTAATTCCGTATACAGGTTTGGCCGCATCCAGAACACTGCCAAGATAACTAACATCGTGGCTGACTGTTGCTGGACCTGCACCAGCGTTGTTTCTTAGCCTGCAATGTTCAATTACGTCATTTTCTGTCAGTTCAGATAGTTTGATCGCGGAGATGTCACTATCCATAAGCAGTTCCAGCACATATCTTTTAGTACGGCCTGCTTTACCTCCGGCATTTGGGTCATTTAAATATTTGTGTAGTAAGTCACGGACTGTAAGTCCGTCAACTGCATTTGATGATGGAATGCCATATAGATCTAATTCCATCACTTTCTGTGTTCCCCATGTTTTGGCATGAGCATGTTTAGGGAATGTTTTGCTTTCCCTGTAAGTGATAACACCTTTTTCTTTGATAATCACATTACAGCGATAGCGTGGTGTGCCATCGGATTTTAGTCGTTTCTCTATGTTATAGTACGCCATTACACGACCTCGTTATTTCGGGTTCCCATAAAACGTGGGAACCTGTGCGGGAACCTAACGCGAGAAAAATAGCCTGAAATGTTCAAAAATGCACGATAATCATGAAACACAAAAAATTAATCAAACCAGCGTGATGCCTGAAAAAACTGGTGTTTACTGGAATTCTCGGTTTAGCATTGCTCCTATGCTCGACTGGACGGACAGACATTGCCGCTATTTCTTGCGTCTGCTTTCCCGCAATACGTTGCTGTATACCGAAATGGTGACCACAGGGGCGATTATTCACGGTAAAGGTGATTACCTGGCGTACAGTGAAGAAGAACATCCGGTAGCGTTGCAACTCGGCGGTAGCGATCCGGCGGCGCTGGCACAGTGTGCGAAGCTGGCAGAAGCGCGTGGATATGATGAGATCAACCTGAATGTCGGCTGCCCGTCTGACCGGGTGCAGAACGGCATGTTTGGTGCGTGTCTGATGGGTAATGCGCAGCTGGTTGCCGACTGTGTGAAAGCGATGCGCGATGTGGTGTCGATTCCAGTGACGGTGAAAACGCGTATTGGCATCGATGACCAGGACAGCTATGAATTTCTCTGCGATTTCATCAACACTGTTTCCGGCAAAGGCGAGTGTGAGATGTTTATCATCCACGCACGTAAAGCCTGGCTTTCGGGGTTAAGCCCGAAAGAAAACCGTGAAATCCCGCCGCTCGATTATCCGCGTGTGTATCAACTGAAGCGTGACTTTCCGCATCTGACAATGTCGATTAACGGTGGTATCAAGTCGCTGGAAGAGGCCAAAGCACACCTGCAACATATGGATGGCGTGATGGTCGGGCGCGAGGCGTATCAGAATCCGGGTATTCTGGCGGCGGTAGACCGGGAGATCTTTGGTTCCTCGGATACCGATGCCGATCCGGTGGCGGTAGTGCGCGCCATGTATCCGTACATTGAGCGTGAACTCAGCCAGGGGACGTATCTCGGCCATATTACCCGGCATATGCTGGGTTTGTTCCAGGGTATTCCTGGCGCGCGGCAGTGGCGGCGTTATTTAAGTGAAAATGCCCATAAAGCGGGTGCTGACATTAACGTGCTGGAACACGCGCTCAAACTGGTGGCGGATAAGCGTTAACTTTTCACCAAAAAGTAGTCAAATTCACCACGCCCTGCGCACCGTCGCGGGGCGTTTTGCTGTTAAATCAATAGATTATTTTTGGCATGATTCTTGTAATGCCAGCAAGAGATTTCATATTTGGGAGAGCATCATGCTGGAACTACTTTTTGTGATTGGCTTTTTTGTCATGCTGATGGTCACCGGCGTTTCGTTGCTGGGCATTATCGCCGCGCTGGTTGTGGCGACGGCCATTATGTTCCTCGGCGGTATGCTGGCATTGATGATTAAGTTGCTGCCGTGGTTACTACTGGCGATTGCGGTGGTGTGGGTTATTAAGGCGATTAAAGCACCAAAAATGCCGAAATATCAGCGTTATGACCGCTGGCGTTACTAA